TGGAGGATCGCGAGGTCTTGACTTGCACCGCGGACGCGGCTAGTATAGGGGCAGCGATGGACACGGCTTTTGCGCGGCCACCTTCCGATAACACGGCCTTTGTAACCAAATACTTTGGCCCTATTGATGGTCGCACTGCCAAGCGCCTGTCTAACTGGTTACTGGAATTAGGAAATATTTCTAATGCCCATCATTCAAGTTGACCTGAAAGGTTTTGATGAAATCGGTGCGGCGTTACGCGCGATGATGACTGCGGCGCCGCGCGCGGCGAACTATCGCCTACGTAACGCGGCACAGCAATTCGCGCAAATCCTGAGCGATGAATCGCCGGTTGGGCAACGCCGTAACCAACCCGAACTGCGTTTTCCGACACCCCTCAAAGACTCCTACTTTGTGCAGAAGATGGGGCCGTTCGATTACGCGGTCAATACATCGGAATACTACAAGTTCACCTTTGTCACCCAAGGCACGCGCCCGCACATCATCGAACCGCGTATCAAGAAATGGCTGTGGTGGCCCGGTGTGCCACCGGGTACCAAAATCATGCTGGTGCATCACCCTGGCAACCAGCCTAACCGCTTTGACGAGCGCGCCTACAACCGCTTCCTGACCGAAGCGCGCGTGCCCCAAGAAATAGCCGATGATATTCTGACCGCGTTTCAATCTGCGTTCAAGGGTTCATCGGTGGAGAGTTTACTATGAGTGCATCCGCTATCACTAACGCGCTCTACAATATGTTTTCCGCAGCCTCCGCGTTCGGCAGCGGCAATGTTTCCTGCTGCTCCTACGCGATTCTGGAAAACGCCGCCTGTGCCGCGCTCTTCATCTCCTGGTCGGGCCTCAACAACGATGTCGAAACTTTCCAGACAGGCCGCAAGCGTAATTGGGATTTTCAGATGCGCGCGTTTATCCGCGATACCGGCGACCCTGAACAGGTGCTTGGCCGCGTCATCTCCTACGCAGATATCATCACCACAACCTTTGAGGCCGACCAAACGTTACAAGGTTCCTGTACCCTGGTGCCGCGCGTTACCATGTCGCGTAATCCCGAACTAGCCTTATCCGTCAACGGTGCCACCTGGCTCCCATTCGATGTCTTACTCACGGCCCAGGAGTGGAACTAACCTTAAACACCCTCTTGACATTCCACACAGGTGTGCTATAATTTAGGCATCCTGAAACGGTAATTGCTAAATAAGTTGAAGTGGCGGGCAACCCTATCTGCAAGGTTGCCCGCCTTTTTTATTACGCCACGGAGGATACGATGGCAAAAATCGTCGCGCGGAATGCGTCTCTTTATCTGTACGATGCTTCGGGGGTCTGCCGTAGCGTATCGGGCCTGACTTCCAGCATCACGCTCTCCCTGTCCTCGGAAGCTACCGATGTAACAGGTTTCGGCAACACTACGCGTGAGCGTGTAGCGGACGGTATTCGGGACTACGAGCTTTCGATGGATGGGTTCTATTCGGCCACAGCTTGCGAAACCGGTTCGATGCTGCAATTGATTCACGACAATGGCGGCGCAACCTTCTTCAAGCTTGGGCCTGCGGGTTCCGCGGCGGGTTCGCCCATGTATTCGGGCTGCGTCACGCTGACCAGCTACGAAATCCAAGATGTCGCGGAAGATGCTGCGAAAATCAGCTTTAGCATGACCAACCGCAGCGGTTCGCTCACCCGTGCCGCTACGTTTGCTTAAGGAGTCTGACGATGGGAAAGATTACGGCACGCGGCGCGTATCTCGCGGCTTCTTATGGCGGCACCGCTTCNNTTCCATGTCTCTAGCCTGCTACCTCAACTCGATTACCTTGACCCAGGAACGTGATGCACCGGAGGCTACAACCTTCTGTTCAACCACGCGTGAACGCCTGGAAGGTGGTATTGGTAACTGGTCTATGGCCTTTGAAGGGTTCTATGACAACGCCATCTTAGGCACCAACACGGCTGTGATTGACGAGGCTCTATTCAATGCGTGGTCAGCATCCATAGATGTCGTCTTTGGGCCAGGTGGCTCGGCTGCTGGTGGCTTGAAATATACCGGTTCCGGCATCCTATCAGACTACGAAATCTCTTGGGGGCTGGAAGACGCAATTACCATCAGCGGTACGATTCAGAGCCGCAGTGGTTCGATTGTCTTTGGCACGTTCTAAATCTAGAAATATTTCTAAATAGAAAGGTAATACTAAATCATGCGTAAGGCACCTATCAAGACGGTTGCGGTTAAGCTGACTGGAGCATGGGAAGGTTGGGAGTTCACCGCGCGCACCAACGCGCCAGTGGGCGTGCTCAAGTGGTTTGCATCGGGCGATTTGGAGAACATCGTGCGCGGTGTCGCGAAAATCATCGTAGACTGGAACTTCGTCAATGAGAATGGTGAGCCTTATTCACCCACCATTGACGGTATTGACGAAAACATGGATGGTGACTTGCTATCCGCAGTCGCGAACGCGTACGTTGAAAAACTAACCAGCTTACCCCCAAACTGAAAAAGGCCATCGTAGCATGTAGTTATGGTGGCCCTGCCAATTGGGAAATTATCGAAGCTTTACTATGCAAGCACTATAGTTGCTTACCGTCGCAATTAGCCAAGGAGCCTGCGGATGCTGTACTGCGTAACTGGCTAATTGCGAATGAATATGAGGTTGCGGTTTCACAGCGTAAAACCTAAACGCGCGTCGGTTCAGGACGCGCGTTATTTATAGGTGAGTCTATGATTGTTGGTTTGGGTACTGCCATTATTGAGATTCGTGGTATTGACCTACTCTCCAAGAGTATTGCCAGTGCCGCGGGGTCTTATGTTAGGGATACGCAACGTATGGTTGCGCAATCCGAAAAACTTGAAAATCAGACTCGCCAAGTTACGGCCAGAATAACCGCGCTCAACGATAAAATGGCTGCGAACATGGCGCAGACTACGACTAAAATCTCTGCGACCATGGCCGCAAGTGGCCGAGCTATTGAAAGTTATCAAATCAAAATTGGCAGTACGCGTGCCGCCCAAGCACGCGAAATCAATAATCTAACTACACTTTATAATAAAGTGCCCGCCGCGCAACAAGCAGCTTTAGCGGCGGTAGAGAATTACTCGCGCCGTATCGCGAATCGTGAAGCTAAAATCGCGGCCGCGGTTACACCACAGCAACGTGGTGGCTTGCTTTCAGCCCAAGCACGCGATACCGCGGCTATACAGGCTCAAATCCAAGCTGTTACCAGCCTGACTGCGGCGGAGCAAAATCGCTTCGTGGCACTAGCGCGCGGTATCGCGCTCAAGAAAAATGATATTGCGATTGCGCAGCAGCAAATCGCACTTATTACAGCCAATGCCAAGGCCGAAACAACCGGCATTGCCACATCTTCAGCCGCACTTCAGAAAAAACTTGCTCTGCAAAAACAAGCCCTAGAGCAATCTTTGGCGCAACTAACCGCCAATAAAGAAGCTTTACTGAGCGAAATTGCCCTGCGCCAAAACGAAGAAAGACGCCTTCAGCGCCAGCAAGCCCTATCTATTACCGCGAGTCGTTTTAGCTCGATGGGTCTTATGGGCACAGCTTTGGTTACGGCTCCTCTGGTGATGGCTGGCTCCAACATCGCTAAGGCGGCTAAAGATTTTGACGCCGCGATGCGCAATATCCAATCTATCAGCAAGCAGACCGATGCATCGCTGAAACAACTAGCTGATTCTTTTATCGGTATGTCAACTGATATCGGTAAGACTTTAGCTACACCTAATCAGTTAGCTGAAGCGTTTTACGAAATCCAGTCTGCTTCTTTTTATGGGGCCGATGCGCAACGCATTTTGGAGGCTTCTACCAAAGCAGCTACCGCTGGCCTAGCAGACCAAAGCTTAACTGCTAGGGCGGTTACACAAGCTATCAACGCGTATAATGTTTCAACTTTTGAAGCCAAGCGTTTCACCGATGTTATGGTGCGCGCAGTGGATATCGGTGTCTTTCACTTTGAAGATTTGATTCAGCAAATGGGTGATTTCATCGGCGCGGCAGGCATGATGAAAGTGCCCATTGAAGAAGTCATGGCCGCGATGACCACCATGACCAAGCGTGGCATCCAGGCTTCTGAAGCTGCGACTTCGCTGAATCGTATCTTGATGACCTATCTCAAGCCTTCCAAGCAACAAGTTGCTTTGGCGCAAGAGCTAGGCATTGAACTATCATCCACAACTCTTAAAACATTAGGCTTGGTAGGTGCCCTACAACAGGTTATGACCGCCACACATGGCGATGAAGATGCCATGGCGGATTTGTTCAGTGAAATGCGGGCCGTTAGAGGCGCGTTTGCCATTCTCTCGGATGGCGGACAAATGTTCACAGGCGATTTAGACAAGCTGCTCAATAGTCTTGATGCGGTTGACCAAATTTTTGCTACGCAAACGCGTTCCTGGCAGGCTCAATTTCAAAATCTGCAAAATACTACCAGTGCTCTAGCTATTGATTTGGGTGAAGAATTAGTACCCTTGCTGCTTGAGTTCGCCAATACGTCTATTCGACCACGTATCGAAGAATTTCAAAATCTAAGTGACGCGCAACAAAAAGTAGTTGTAGAAACAGGGTTACTGGTAGCCGCGTTGCCACCCCTAATGATTATGCTTGGTGCCCTAGCTGGTTCTGTCAATGCTTTAACTACGGCTTTTGCCAGTCTAGGCAATCTTGGTGTTGTGCAGTGGCTCATGCGGGGTGGAATGAACCTGGGGCAAGGTTTATTAGGTGGCGTAGCCGGAGCCGTGTTTGGGGCCGAACGTGAACGTTTGCGGGCAGCAGATACCGGAGCTTTACCAGCCAGCATTAAAGGCGGCTATGAAGAGCAGGTTGCTTGGTTAGTACGCAGACGTGAGGAATTACAAAATTTACTAACTTTGCCCAATTTGGTTCCCGAAAAAGCTAAGGCTTACGCGGAATCAATTGACCTTATCACAGTAGCTCTTCAGCGTATGGCGGCACAGCCCGATAAGATTACCTGGGAAATGGTTTTTGGTGGATTAACGCGTCCGCAAAGCGCGCGCTTCTTTGAACTGGAAGCATCCTTCAATCAAGCCGTGCAGAACGCCAAGGATAAGGTCGCCACCCAAGACCCACTTGAAGTGCCTATTGAAATTGACCGGGGAGCTATGGGTAAGGAGATTGATGCCTTACTTGGTGATATCGCCAAATTCAAGTTACCCCTGCAACCCGGTGATGAGCGTAATATTTTTGAATATGACGCCAATGAGGTACGCACTTATATTGGCGAACTACTAAAACTACCAGGGGTGTATGCGGCTAATCGCGATAGTATTTACGAGTTAGCTGGAGCCGCAGTTTACTTGGAACAAGAGCAAGGTAAAATTATTGCTGAGTTTATGCGGCTCAATACCACGGTTGGTAGCGGAGAAGCGTTCGATTATTTAGCGCAAGCTATTTACGGCGCTGATGCATCCTTGGAAGATTTAATTAAGAAT